TTATATTTCATCGCATTCTCAAAGTAAAAATACCTTGAGGATGGGTTGGCAAATGCCAGATTCATGCCGCCTTGCGTATAGCAATCTCTAAACAAGATTGGGCTAGTCGCAACGCTTTCTATTGGACCACCACCAAACGCAACCAAAGCATCAACCGAACATTTATCGGCAACAATAGTAGATGTCACCGCATCGTTATTGATGTCACCAAAAGCAGAATTGTCAAAATGCAAAGCGATGTTCTGACCGATAGTTTCTATTGTCTTAGGCGCAGCAAATGTCAGCGTTGACTTAGTTGCTCCACTCCAAGTGTCTACCGTCACGGGTATCCCTTGATGCGATCCGTTATTCTCAAACCAGCAGTTTGAAAATTTAATCGGACATCGAGGCAAGCTTCCGTATGAGCCTACGAACACGCCTAAAGGGTTGCTCTCGATAACAACGTCGTTGAAAGAGATATCTCCCCAATCATTGTGATCGTCGAAAATATACACCGCGCAATCATTAGCGGCCATTTCGCCGCCATAGAAATGCTTGATTCCGGCGTGAACCGCACTCCCGAGCCTATCGCCTAGAAAGTACACGCCATACTTGTTAGTTCTGAAATTGCAAGAGTAAATATCTATGCCCATGTTCCCATAGGCACACATAATTCCTTTTTCAAAATTGTTAAATCTGCACCCAGAAAATCTAGTAAACCCAGTTTCGGCGGCATTTGGAAAAGGCAATACTGCGGGGTTAATGCCACCAAATGCAAAGCCAACTCCAGATTTAGACGTTCCTTCAAAAGTTAAATTTTCGATTAAGGATGCGTAATTCCACGGCGGATTAAAAAGGGTCGCCGTTACAACGGCGGAGGAATTGTTCCACGGCTTCAATGTCGTTGAGAGGTTTCCTTCGCCGATAAGGCTTTGCGCTCCGTTCATGGAGACGTTGATAAGGTAAGTTCCAGCCGGAAAATAGATTGTTTTGCTTGGATTAGCATTTAACGCGGCCTGAACTGCCGCCGTGTCATTTGTTACGCCATCGCCAACTGCGCCAAAGTCCTTAACGCTAACGATGTCGCGCTCTTTAGATTGAACGCTACGCGGAACCGCGCCAGCACCCGCTTGCAAAAACGTCACAGCCCCCGCATCCGCAACCGACGACGTTTGCGTCTGGACGGTTGAAAACTTAACCAACGCGCCTTCGTGCAGACCTTGGGTAAACGTAACCGTATTGTTGTCAGTTTCCTGATACGACGATCCTTCGTACTGGTTCACGCCATCAACGAACACCTGAAGGTTGTTCGCGCCAGCCGCATAGGTCATCGTCGTCAAATTGAAGACGGTCTGACCGGCAGTGGCGTACTGGACTTCTTCAAAGCCCACATAGGTCTGAATGTCGCTGGCATAGGCTTTCTTCGTCACGTTGTCTTGAACGACAACGAACAAATCGGTGCCCTCAACGGGGCTATCGACAAGCGGAAGGTCTGAAATCTTAACGATTGCCATTCATCACTCCAGCAGCAGCAAGCCGCCGTCTTCCTGCGTCAAGTTGTCGCCCGCTTCGGTCAGCAAATTGCCAACCGAGGCTCCGCTATCACGCGTGCCTGAAAACAACGTAACAACACCGGCTAGGCCGATGGCGACGCTGTTTCGCAGTGCGACTCCCCAACTCATCGGATGTTAATAGGCTTGGCGTAAATGTCGCCGCTATCCGCAACGCGAATCGCGCTCACTCGCCACGGCGCACCCGTGCCCTGCGGCACGATGAACGGGATCGGAGTAAATGCAGGAATCGGCGTGCTGGAGGTCGTTGCGGTGACGCCTTCGCCAACCACCACGTAACACGGGGTCGTTGACCACACGACAACACCCTGCGGGCCAGCGTCCCACGTCGAAGTCGAACCAGCGGTGCCGGTATAAGCGACCGTGCGACCCGGAAATACGCCATCGGCCAATGGATTAAGAAGTTCCACTATCGTTACCTCACGCTAAATTCTTGAGCTTGTAGAGCGTCGAAAGATACAACGCCACAATCTCGTCAATAATGTTTTGAATTGCGCTGTCGTCTTCCTCGCAAACCTTAAAGCGGTTTGCCTCGATTTCTGACAGTGAATCCTCCAAAAACTCAATGATGTTGCCGTTTTTCTTGGCAGACATCAGCGAAATCGGTCCCATCAGCCCATGACGACCCTGATAGGCTTCGGCAAAGTCATCCGCCAAATCCACGATCTTGTCGTAAAACGAACCCAACGCCTTGTGTTTGGCGTAGCTACGGGTGTTCAAATGCACTGAATGCGCCACATCTCGCGCTAGGAACAAATGACCTACGAAATCTGCCGCCTTCATTGCATTTCTCCGCCCTGCATGGGCATTTCTTCCATGGGCATCATTGTTTCACGTGGAACCATAGGCGCGACCAAATCGCCGCTTGACAGCATACCGGAAAGTGTGCCCATCACAATATCTTGAATTTGCTGTTCGTTGAGCGCAGGGCCAACGGTTTTGAGGCGATCCGTCTCAGCCTGGTACGCTTTGACTTCAGCCTCAAACTCTTTGACCTGAACCTCGCGGGCTTCCATCGACTGCTGGACGTTCTGCAACATGCCGAACATCTGCTCCATCTCAGCGCCCATCGCTTGAATCTGCTGCTGCGCGGCCTGTAGTGCCGGGTCTTCGTCAGAGGCTTCGAGCAACTTCGGATCAATCGTCTTAGCCAAACGCTGCGCAATTTCCTGCGCACCTGGCCAATCCATGTTCTTGACGAAGAGGTCGCCCGCCACAGCCCAAAGCTGCGGGTTCGCCTGCAAGATTTCGCCCATCGCCGCCATCGCTTCCTGCCGCTTCGTGTAGTACGAGGGGCCGGTCGTGACCGCTACGTCGTACTTGCCGACGGACGGGTTGTAAATCTTCTCAATGACGATACCGGCCTGATCGACGATCTTGCGAACCGGCTCTTGCTGCATCGGGTTGATGCGCACCGTCGAAGTCTCGCCGTCGATGCCGATAATCCGCGCAATACGCTGGGTATCGTAGATTTTTGGGATTAGGTCAACGAGTTGACGCGTGACATAGCGAATGGCGCGAGCCAGGTTATCGACGTAATGGTATGTGCCTGTGTCGCCTTGCCGTTCACGCGCCAAGATGGCTCGACCCGACCGCTCGTTAGACGTAGCGCCCAGAGACGAATCATATTGTCCCGTTGTTGCTTTAATGTCATCGGCTGCGCCCATCTTCGCCTGAATAAGCCCGGTTTGGGCCAAGGGCGGCGGCGCACGCTGCGGCAGGGGCAGAACAGCGCCCTGACCATCGGTGACATCCGGGTTGACTTCCAAGTACGGCCAGTTGGTCGTATTGGCGGTCTTCCACTGTTGTTCATAGCCTTCAAACTGCCCGCCATAGCCGATAAACGGCGCTTTGGGGGCCAACGCCAGCATCTCCGCCTCTTGAGATACCCAATAGTTGTACATGCGCTGGGCGTCCTTGGCGTTACGCACAAGGCCCGACACATAGAGGCGACCTTCAACTTCAAACTCGTTTCCGATGACGCGAACGACCGGGATGTATTTACCCGGCCAATCCGCCTCTTCCAGAATTTCATACCCGTTCGTCTTGACCCATTTGATCTTGACGACATCGACTTCGCGGGTACGGATAGGCTTTAGGCCCATCATCTCGATCTGCTTGGCTTCCGGCGACCCGGCAAACGCCGTCTGGTTCCCCGGATACAGGTTTAACGTCGCTTTGGAGTGTTCTTTGTAGAAATACTCCGCGATACGCACCGTATCTTCGTTGATCCACTGCGAAAGTGCGGCATCGCCCACGCCACGAATGGCAATAGACGAGATCGGTTCAGCAGTCGGGAACATGCGCTCAAAGTCGGTCTTAGGCACATCTTCGGTGATGAAGCACCACTCCGCGTCCGACCCGCAGGGGTCTTGGATCATCGGGTCCATGTAAACGCTAAACGAATTGCGAACGCGTCCAATTCTCAAGTCTTGGTCAAACGTGTTCTCGTCGCAATATTCCGTCAGGATGCGGATATAGCCTTCGCCGTAGGTGACTTGGTTGTCACAGGCGGTGTCGTAAGCCACATCGGCATCCGAGATGTACTCAATGTGCCGCACGATGCCGTCGAATACTTCGGCGACCTCAATATCGGCTTGGTCATCAACCGGAATGACTTTGCCCGCAGGGCGATTCTGGCGCTGATCGTTCGTGACCTGGCGCACATGCTGCGGGAGCTTGTTGATCGTCAAGCACGGACGCGCATTGATCGTTTGGCCCTGCACGGACCCACGGGTTGCCAATACGTCCTGCGGCCACTGCCACTGGTTATCGGGCGATCCCGCCATAAAGCGCAGATCGTCAAGTTCATCCTCGCGGCTATCGGAATACGCCGAAATCGCCGTCGTCATACGCTGACGAGCGGTCGCTAGGATGTCCGCCGGGTCGCGTGATTTTTTACCGCGATCCTCAGGGGTCGCAGAGACGTACCCTGCGCCTTTAATACCAGTGGGGTCGTTGCGTGCCATTATTTACGCTTCTTGCCTTGGGCTCTGCGCTTAACCGAATACGCAATCGCTACGGCCTGCTTGACAGGCTTACCGGCGCGTACTTCGGCCCGCACGTTTTTGCGGAATGCAGCCTTGCTCGGTGACTTAACGAGAGGCATTACGGCATCCGTCTACGCATCGGCGTCGGACGAAACGCAACCGTCGTGCGGATAATGTCCTCATCCGGGCGGCGCATCATGGCAGGGCGCTTCTGGCGCTGCTGCATCTGACGCTGCTCTTCCTGAGAGCCGATAATCATGTCGCCGACGAGGGCGCGTGGGTTAACACCGACAGGCATTCTTGGCATTTACTTTCTCCGTTTAGCGGTTTTGGCAGATTGACGGAACGCTTTGGCCGTCGGTGCGCCTTTTGCACCTACTTTGCGCATTTTTTCGCCCGATCCGGCAGCGATACGCTTCCGTTTAGCGTGAATGTTCGCGTACAAACCTTTTTTAGCCGCCATTAGCTGTTTCTCGCTAAGAATTGACCAGTAATTGAGTGACGATCTAACGGATTGACAACAATCGGGTGCAATCTTGCATGTTCTATGTAATGCATAACACGCAAATTTTCCACTCTATTATCGTGATGTATGCCGTTTATGTGATCGACCTGCTCTCCCGCACCAAGTTGTTTAATAAACGCATTGGCAACAAGTCTATGCACTAAAAATGCTTTGCTAGGCACGTCTCGACATGAGCCATCACGCAAATGCACTTCTTCGTATGGTCGCGTTTTGTTTTTTGCCGTTTTCCGGTGGAGCTTCATGATGCGTTCTGGCATCCATGTTTGGCCCCCACGCTTCGTTTTGCGATACCGAGCAACGGATTTAACGCGGCCTAATGTGCTGACTTGGTACCTCCCTTCATAACCTTTAACATCTGCCCACAATTCAGTTGCAGTTCCATCGACGCATTGATGCCCTTGCACGGCTCCCTCGCGGACTCTTTTTTGCGATAGGAGCCATTCTAGCACAGAAAGACTTTTTACGTCCCGCGTCCGTTTTAGTCTTCGGATTAGGAGCCGGGGCTTTCAATTTGCTGCCCGTAGCGCGGTTATATTTCGCTCGGCCTTTCGCCGTCAATCCTGCGCCCTTAGAAACCGGCTGTTTCTCGCCTCGACCGACCGACAGACTGACCGATTTACGGGCCATTATGCACCCATCCATGAGTTCACGACGCCGCCTTGATACGCATTAACGGTGCGCGGTCGTTCGCGGTATTCGCGATTCGCGACCGGGTAAGCAAACGTACACGCAAGGGCGTCAGCCGCGTCGGGCGACGGCAATCCTCGTGATTTCATTTCCTTTTTGCTTTCCAACTGGATCGAACCTGACGAATTCGGTTTCTGGTGCGGTGCAGAGAGATCAGCTTTCAGTTGTTTATCGTTCGGGATGGATGCGCTTTGCAACCACTCACGCATTAAACCCCACAGTTCTGCGCGTTTATTCGCATACATTTGTGGGGTTTTAGATTTCCAACTGAAATTGACGCCTCTAACGACCTTATACCGCTGCTCTTTTAAGCGGTCAAGAATGCCATACCCCAATCCGCCTTCGTCTAAAACCACCAGCGCGGGTTGCCACTCTTCGATAGCATCAATAATTCGCCCAACCGTTGCCATCGTATCTTCGCCGTTGTAACGACGGACTGCCACCAAATCGCGGCCTTCTCGGACCACGATGACCGTGGAATCCGCGCCTGTTCGCGCAGGATCGACTCCG